ACTGCTTATATAACAGTACCAACATCAAAAGACTTTTATGGCTCATCTGTTTCAAACGGACTTGGAAATAAGTACTCATCAGATAATGACTTTACAGTAGAACTTTGGATAAGCCCATCAATTCAATCTACAAATCTTACAACTCTATTTGCCGACCCAACAGATAACATTGGTTTATATTGGGAAAAGGGAGATATTATATTTAAGGTTTCCAATACAGAGCAGGTACGATGGGCACTTTCATATTCAAAGAAAGCTCTACATATTGCTGGAGTATATTCAGTAGATTCAATTAAGCTTTTTATCGATGGCAAGCAAGTTGCAGTAAAGTCTATAGATTCAAATTTTAAATTTACAAACACTGCTTTAGACCTTCAAATTGGTCCAACATCAGATGCTGGAGATTCCTTTATAGTAGATGCTCCTGCGGTATACAGATATGGTCTTCCAACAACATCAATTGCTAGACACTATAATGACGCTAACTTTTATATACAACCTATACACGTAGTTCATCCAGAACAAGGTCAACTCTTCTCCTGCTCAGATGCAAACAACAGAATCGACTTTGAATATATTTATGGAATATCTAGAAACTGGAAAGAGTTACTAGACTCAAATACATACTATGATGAACAAAATAAATATATATCTTTTATTCCAACAGAAACATCAACCCCCAGAACTCTTATAATTAATGATTTTATATTTATTCCAACAGAGAGTGGATTGACTAATTCTAAAATTGAATGGCGCAATGATTTAGGTATTACGGTTGAAACAAGCGTGGACGGAGCTACATATTTGCCATGTGTTAATGGAGATTCTATACCTCAATATAAGGCGGGATCATTTAATTCAAGCGGTATTCTATATACAAGAATTACCATGTCTACAACAGATGCCAGCAAATTTCTTCCAAGGCTATCTTTCTTTGCCATTAAATTTTATAGAGAGTCTTTAGTATATTCAGATAATTCAAATAACTATATTAACTCATCTAATCCTTTTAGCGTGGGGTCTGTAAATTACTCTCCACTTATTAGACATTATACAAATGGAATTAGGCCAGCATCAGGATATGGATTTAATATCAATACTGGATTAAACATAAATACAGTAGAGTTATTTTTTACTCCTAAAACAACAGGGGCAAACACATTATTCTTTGAATCTACTACTGGCACAAAGTATGCCTGGAATGGGTCAGGAACGGTCTCTAAGGCCTCTATAAGCAAAGTTTACGTCAATGGGGTAGATAAGACCTCACAGACCAATATAAGCAATTTCTTAGTAGCAGGAGAGCCACATCATATAGTCCTAGTATTTAGTTCACCAGTAACTGGAATACTTCAATTTAATTATCAGGTCTCTGGTGGCCCAGATAATTTATATAATAATATAGCAATATATAATAGATCTATTACGTCTTCAGAGGCTTTAACCCATTTTAATTTATATTGTGGCAGACCTTCAGCATCAGTATCTGATCCAGCCATTCAAATTACAGAATTAGCTTCAGAGTACTATGATAATGACTGGGTTGTGCTACAAAGCCTTTAATTTTGTCACATTGCATGACAAAAAGCTGGACTTAGACAGTAAGTAATGGTAAAATAAACTTCTATGAATATTAAAAATGTCCGACAGACAGAGGTAGAAGAGTCTACTTTGGGAATCTATGTCTGGGAAATGCCAGATGGACGTTGGATTGGGGATGACGATGGGAACTTTCTTTCGGTCACGTCCAGAAAAGGAAATAGATCCAGAATCGATGCTTTGGCTAGAGAAGTTCGCTCATTTGGTATATATGAGGGCGGGCCTAAATTTCTTTCAGCACGACGAAAGATTAACGACGAAGAATACGAAGAGCAGCAACAAAGACTTAAGTGGGGACTAGTTCCAGATCCTTTGGATATTGGAAGCTATAAAGATGAAATGAAAAAATTGGGTGGTTTAAGATGATTGAAATTGAAGACGAAAATTCTAACGAGATTGCTATCTCTAATGTAGCCGACTGGATGAAATTTAATACCCCAACACAAGCTACAAGCACTGATTTGTTTAAAATTGAAGGCGAAGAATTAACAAAGATTTCTGGTCTAGGACCATCATTTAGAAGAAAAATGAATCGTGAACTTCAAAAAAGATTTCAAGGAGTTGACGGTACACAGACACAACAGAACCTACTTGCACAAGCCATCACAGGCTATGCAATGTTTGATCTTATTGAACCACCATACAATTTAGATTATCTTTCAACTGTTTATGAAATTTCACCATACAATTATGCAGCAATTAATGCTAAGGTTTCTAACATTGTAGGTCTTGGACATGACTTTATTGAAACAAGAAAAACTCAAGAAGCCTTTGATAATATTACTGATGAAAAGTCTTTAGAAAGAGCACGTAGAAAACTAAATAGACTTCGTCAAGATCTATATGATTGGCTAGAAGATTGTAATGAAGAAGAAACATTTACAGAAACTTTAATCAAAGTATATACAGATGTTGAAGCAACTGGTAATGGCTATATTGAAATTGGTAGAACATCTTCTGGAAAAATAGGATATATAGGACATATTCCAGCAAAGACTATGCGTGTACGCAGACTTCGTGATGGCTTCATTCAATTGCTTTATGGCAAGGCTGTATTCTTCCGCAATTTTGGAGATCAAGATACAGAGAATCCAATTGCAGGCGGACTAGATAGACCTAATGAAATTATTCATTTAAAGAAATATACACCAACAAATAACTATTATGGTATTCCAGACATTGTGGCTTCATCAAATGCTATGGCTGGAAACGAGTTTGCTGGCAAGTATAACTTGGACTACTTTGAAAACAAGGCTGTCCCAAGATATATTATTACCGTAAAGGGAGCAAAACTTTCTCCAGAGTCAGAGCGTAAGCTACTTGAATTTTTCCAGGTTGGGCTAAGAGGCAAAAACCATAGATCTTTATATATCCCTCTTCCAGCAGATACTCCAGACGCTAAGGTTGAATTTAAGATGGAGCCAGTTGAGGCGGGTACTCAAGAGTCTTCATTTAACGTATATCGTAAATCTAATAGAGATGAAATTCTATTATCTCATCGTGTTCCAATTAATAAAATTGGAACTCCAGAAGGAGTTAACTTGGCGGTGGCTAGAGATG